CTCTCACTCAAATGATCAATGAATCAAAGCAAACAGAAATTCTATTCTCTGCATTTGACGGTCTAACAACTACACAAGCTGCAAAGCTCCGTTCACTTGCTGAAAATATCACTTTCACTACACCTGAAGAGTATAATCAAAAGATTCAAACTCTCAAGGAAAGCTATTTTACTAATACTGTAAATTCATCACAAGTTCTTGATGAAGCAGTTTCAGATAATAGTTCAATGATTACCGAAAATCTCAATGGTCCTATGGCTCACTATGTCAAGGCTATTGGTAAATCAATCAAGTAACAAATAAAAAAAAGGATAATAAGAAATGTATCTTACAGAAGCAATTGAATCTAAGTGGTCACCAGTTCTAGATCATCCCGGTCTAGAACAGATTAAGGACCCATATCGTCGTGCTGTTACTGCTGTTATTCTTGAGAACCAAGAAAAGGCAATGGCAGAAGAATCACGCCAACTTAACGAAACTGCACCAACAAACAACTATGGTGGTAACCAAATTGGTTCATACGATCCAATTCTTATCTCACTAGTTCGTCGTGCTCTTCCTAACCTCATTGCATATGATATCTGCGGCGTTCAGCCAATGACTGGTCCTACAGGACTTATCTTTGCAATGCGTTCACGCTACAAGACACAAACAGGTACTGAAGCTCTCTTCAATGAAGCTAACTCAGCATTCTCTGGTACTAACGCTCTTGGTGCTAATGGTAACGTTCGTGGTTCTATTTCAAATACTAACCCAGTATTTTCTCTAACTGACGACGATGTTTACGGTTATGGCCGTGGTATGACCACTGCACAGTCTGAAGCTCTTGGTGACGTTTCTACAAACCAATTTGCTGAAATGGCATTCAACATTGACAAGGTTACTGTTACTGCTCGTAGCCGTGCACTCAAAGCAGAATACACCATGGAACTTGCACAAGACCTTAAGGCAGTTCATGGTCTAGACGCTGAAACTGAGCTAGCTAATATTCTTTCTACAGAAATTCTAGCTGAAATCAACCGTGAAGTTGTGCGTACAATCTATAGCTCCGCAACAATCGGTGCTCAGTATGGTGTTACTACTGCTGGTACTTTTGATCTTGATACAGACTCAAATGGTCGTTGGTCAGTTGAAAAGTTCAAGGGTATGGTGTTCCAAATTGAACGTGAAGCCAACGCAATTGCCCGTGCTACACGTCGTGGCAAGGGTAATATGATCATCGTTTCTTCAGACGTTGCATCAGCCCTCGCAATGGCAGGTGTTCTTGACTATACACCAGCACTTCAAGCCAATCTTCAAGTAGACGACACAGGCAATACATTTGCTGGTCTTCTTCATGGCCGCATTAAGGTCTTCATTGATCCTTATTTCGGTGGTTCATCTGTTGGCGACGAACTCTGCACAGTTGGCTATAAGGGTACTTCTCCTTATGATGCTGGTCTATTCTATTGCCCATACGTTCCTCTCCAAATGGTTCGTGCAATCGGACAAGACACTTTCCAACCAAAGATCGGCTTCAAGACTCGTTACGGAATGGTAAGCAACCCATTTGCTACTGCTGCCGGTGATGGTTCTGTTGCTCCACGTAATACTAACGCTAATAATGCCAACATCTATTACAGAATCTTCCGTGTGAGAAACCTCACCTGATTTGTATATAAAATAAGAAACTGCAATAACAAACTAGAGGGGATTTATTTCCCCTCTTTTTTTATATAAATAAGCATATGATTATACTTAAACGCAAAGAATTAGTTCTAGTAGGTATCATATACTACATGCCAGACTACAAAAGTCTGCTCAATGAGTTCTACTGTCAGTTTGATGATATTGTACCAGATATACCAAGAGTACATGAGTTTTTGAATTACTGGAAGAAGAACATTGAAGCACCAATCAAAGAAGTCAAAGTAAGTATAGCAAATAAAACAGAATATGTCAATACAGATTTTTACAGGAGAATAAACTAAAATGGACAAGACACAACTCAGAAGTATCATTAGAAATATCATGGAAGATAAGAAACTTGCAGGCGCTGCATTAGGTGCTAAAAGACAGAAAGAAGTAACTACTAAAGTCAGAGATGCAATTCATAATCAAATGGGACCTGCTGCTGGTGATAAGATACATGCAAATTTTATTAATAGTATTGAATCTGTATTAAACCATACGGAAAAACTTTTGGCTCATGAAGGAGTTTCACCAAAAGTAAAAGCAAAAATCAGAAGTGCAAGGGCACACTCTCGACTAAAACAAATCTTGGCTGATCTAACAAAAGAAGAAGGCTAATAATGCCAAATCTATCAGCATGTTCAACACAACCAGCAAACTCTAGTTTTCTTCAGGGTAACAAGTTTACATTTTCTTTTACCACACTTCCTTTTCTCAAGTATTATTGTCAGTCTGTAAATATGCCAGGAGTATCAACATCACCAGTAAATGTTGAATCACCATTTTCAAGTATGTACAGACATGGTGATAAACTAGTATTTGATCAATTAAATATTACTGCAATTGTTGATGAAGATTTGCGAGTATGGGAAGAATCATTTGATTGGCTTCAAGCACTAACATTTCCTAGAGAATTTAGACAATATTACAGAAATACTAATGGCAGACAGACTGCATATCATGATGGCATACTTACAATTAATACAAATGCCAATAATCCAAATATTCGTGTCAAGTTTACTAATTGTCATCCTGTATCTATAGGTGGTATTAATTTTTCTGTTCAAGAGTCTGCTCAAAATTTGATTACTATAGACATAGTGTTCAGATATGATGGATATGATATTCAAAGAATTTAGTTCTTGACAAACAAAAGTAATTGATATATACTACTCATTATTTGTTTTTTATGAACAGGATATGAAATGAACATAGATCAATTACTTGAAATGTGGACAGAAGATGCTAAGATTGATGAGAGTAAACTTAATGAGGAACTAGCACGCATTTCCAATCTACATGCTAAATACATCAAAATAAGAACACATAATAATTTGCTCGTGAAAAAGCATCAGATAGAATACTCAACACGTCGCAAGATCAAACAAGATTATTTCTCTGGTGATCTAAACAATCCTGAAGATTTAGAGCGATATCAACTAGAACCACTACAGAAGAAAGTATACAAGCAATCAATGAATGCTGCTTTAGATTCTGATGAAGAACTGAATAAAATACTAATCAAGAAAATCATATATGAAGAAATGGTTGATACTTGTGATTCAATACTCAAAGAAATCAATAATAGAACATATCAATTAGGCAACCTAGTTAAGTGGCAAATATATCTAAATGGAAACAACATCTGATATTATAATCAAAAATCTAAACGAAGTCTATGTTCAAATACACTGTTCTGACTCTATTTCATATGAACTAAGAGATGCTTTTACTTTTCATGTTCCTGGATACCAATTTACACCACAGTTTAGAGCAAAACTTTGGGATGGTAAGATAAGACTTTATGATGTTAGAAAACGTCTGATATATCGTGGTCTTATACAACATATTATATCATTTGCACAAGACAGAAACTATATGTATACGTATGATACGGTTTATGATACTGAGTTTTCATACACTGAGGGTGTACAATTTGCACAATCAATAAACACAACAAAAGAACCACGTGACTATCAGTTGGAAGCGTTTGTACATGCTATACGAACAAAGAGAACATTACTCCTTTCTCCTACGGCATCTGGTAAATCGTTCATCATATATTTAATTCTCAGATACATACAAGATAAACTGGATCATAAGAAAACACTGATCATTGTACCAACAACATCTCTGGTTAGTCAGTTATTCACAGATTTTAAAGATTATGGATTTGATTCTGATTCAAATGTTCATAAGATATATTCTGGTCAAGATAAAGATACTGAAAAGAGAGTTGTTATATCAACATGGCAATCACTATTCAAGTTACCAAGAAAATACTTTGAACAATATGATTCTGTTTTTGTGGATGAGTGTCATCTTGCCAAAGCCAAATCATTGACAGATATTATGGTCAATCTAACAAATGCTGATTATAGAATTGGCACAACAGGTACACTTGATGGTACTAAGACACACAAACTAGTAATTGAAGGTCTTACTGGTCCAGTCAAGAAAGTTATTACAACAAAAGAACTGATGGATCAAAAGCACATTGCAGATTTTGAAATAAAGTGTCTTGTTCTTAAACATTCAGATTCTATCTGTCAAGCAGCCAAAAATTTTACATATCAACAAGAGATTGAATATCTAGTTCTCAATGAACAAAGAAATCAATTTATATCTAATCTTGCGGTTTCACTCAAAGGTAATACTCTGATATTATATCAGTATGTTGATAAGCACGGCAAGATTCTACATGACATCATAAATAGAAAAATAGACAAAGACAGAAAAGTATTCTTTGTGTATGGAAAGACTGATGTTGATGTTCGTGAAGATATTCGCAAAATTGTAGAAACAGAAAAAGATGCAATCATAGTAGCATCATTTGGTGTATTTTCCACAGGGGTAAATCTTCGTAATCTACACAACATCATTTTTGCATCACCATCAAAGTCAAGAGTCAGAAATCTACAATCTATAGGAAGAGGACTCAGAAAATCTGATACTAAGTCAAATGCTGTACTATATGATATTGCAGACGATCTAAGATGGAAAAAACACAATAATTATACTATCAAACATTTTCTATCCAGAATACAGATATATGCCGAAGAAAAGTTTGTCTTCAAAGTGTATAAAATTCAATTGAAAGGATAATCAATGCATCAACCAGTAGAAATAGAACTTAAATTTCTAAGATTGAATTCTGGAGAAGATATTGTAACAGAACTTCAAATGATTGATGAAAAGACATATAGAATTATCAATCCACTCAAGATTATGTATTACTATAATGAAAATGTTGGTGTAATGTCTATGTCATTAGTACCATGGATCTTTAATAGAATCACTGCAGGTGAACACTTTGATATGGAAAAGCATAATGTTGTTGTATCATCTAATCTATCCATGACAATGACAAAATCATATTATGGTATTCTAAACAAGATAAAGAATAATATGTATGTTCAGGAAACAGATGATGAGGAAGAAGATGAGGATTATGATGAAGAGACAATAGAAGAAACTAAAGAAATGCTAAATGAAGTAATTAAGAAGAGATATCACTGATGATAAACAAAAATCAATATATTGACGTAGAAGATACAAATGATTTTGGATTCACATTTACTGACGAAGATGAAATTACTACACCAGTATATTCTTCATTATCTGAAGAAGTAGATGATCTGAAGAAAAGGCTACAAGCATTACAAAAGATATTCTTACCATTACTAGAGAACTTATCAAGAGATCCTGATAAACAGATAATCAAATGGCCTAATCGTAAAGACGTTATTGATAAGCAGATTAAGAAACTAAAGTCATTAACTAACGTATAATTAAGACATAGTATGTTATTCAAACAGCGACATACGTCTTATACCATGCTGTCAAGTGCTTGTCAAGCAAAAAATGCATTCCAAAGGAAAAATATATGGCCAAACAACATTATGTTAATAATAAGCAGTTCTATGAAGCTATTTTGGAATACAAAAAGCAGTGTGAAGATGCAGCACAGAAAGGACTTGACGAACCACGAATTTCCAACTATATTGGTGAGTGCATATATAAGATAGCAGAGAAGCTATCCACCAAACCATGCTTTATTGGATACTCATTTCGTGATGAGATGATATCTGATGGTGTGGAAAATTGTATTTTGTACTTCAAAGATTACAATCCAAATATTGGTAGTAATCCTTTTGCATATTTCACACAAGTGATTTATTATGCATTCATAAGACGTATAAGCAAAGAAGAAAAGCACAGATATACTTTATACAAGAATTTTCAGGAAGTATTGCTGAGTAATCATGATACTTCTCTTTTGGTAGATACTGAAGATAAGAATGTATTACCAAAACAACTGTATGACAATATCAATGTTTTTATGGCAAAATATGAGAAGAAAGAGACTGATAAGAAAGAAAAGAGAAAACAAGTAAAACAAGGTTTACAGAAATTCTATGAGGAGTGATATGAGCAATAAAACAAAAGAAGCACAAGCAAACGTACCATTTCAGGTTCAACATTTGATTGATTCAATGATGAACAGTAGAGATAATGTTTATCTTCGTGGTAACTATCGTGCACGATTGGATTATATTCGTGAGCAGATCAATATTGCCATCAAGAAATATGACAACGAAGTGATGTTTAGTAATAAGGCAGAAAAGACTAAAAAGAAACACGCTTAATGTTTAGACTAACTTGTAGAATGATTTATGGGCGTGCACCAAATATGCATGACATCATAAAAATAGAAAAATATGATTTTACAACACAAGATGAACTAGACAAATGGCTAACAAAAAAAATCAAAAAGAAATCCATATTTTGGATAGACTATACAGTAACTCAGAATGACGTTATTTTGCGCACAGCAAATAACGTCAATCTTGCGTATGATGGCAAAAACTATAGAGAAAATAGATAAAACACTAAATATCGTTACTGAAACCAAAATAAAGGGAATAAGTAATGATATTTCTTCAAAACAAATATACTCGCATATATTTTCAACTTATTGAAAAAAGACAAAATAATATTCTTCTAAAAGAAAATGTTTATTGTGAAAGACATCATATTATACCAAAATCACTTGGTGGCACTAATGATGATTCTAATTTAGTTAATTTGCTGCCCAGAGAGCATTTTATAGCCCATTTATTATTGACAAAAATGGTTGTTGAAGAACATCATCTCATTAAAATGCATTGGGCATTACATAAAATGTGTTATGGTAATACTGTAGATTATTTTGGGGGCAAAGATTATCAATGGTATAGGGAAAAGCATATCAAATTTCTTAAAGAACATCATCCATCTAAAAAAGAAAGTTGGAAAAAAGCAGTATCAGAAAGAGTTTTGCGTGATTGGGAAAATAATATCAAAAGACGTGAATCTATTAAAGATATTTTTAAAAAATGGAGAGAAGAAAATCCAGAAAAGCATATTGAGAACTGTAGAAGAAATGCTAAATTAGGTGGTATCGCATCTAAAGAAAAACTTTCAAAAAAAATAGAATACAAAGGAGAAATTTTTCAAGGATGGAATTCTTTATTGAAAGAAACAGGAATATCTAAACATTTATACCAAAAATATTACTTGAAAGGTTTTGATCCATGTGATAGAATAAAAAGTAATGGACCAGTTCCAAAGAAATATATTCATAAACAATTAAATGATAAGGAGAATCAGTGATGGCTAAAATTGCCCTTATAACTGATACACACTTTTGGAATCCGAAATGACAGTCCAGTCTTTCATGATTATTTCAAAGCATCACTCAAACAATTCTTTCAATATATCAAAGATAACAATATCAAACATGTTATTCATCTGGGTGATTTATTTGATAGAAGAAAGTATTTAAGCTACCTAACATCAGCAGTATGCCGAACAGAATTTCTATTACCACTGCAAAACAATAACATACAAACACACATAATTGCTGGTAATCATGATCATTATTACACAAATACATATGTTGTTAATTCACTTGACGAAGTTGTTGGTGATAGATACACAAATATCAAAACATATAATATTCCACAAACTATACAAATAGATAGTCTTGATATTCTATTGCTTCCTTGGATTAACCAAGCAAATAAAGAAGAAACGATTAAAGAGATTCAAACAACAAAAGCAGAAGTTGTGATGGGACATCTAGAGTTATCTGGATTTCAAATGTATAAGGGTATCAAATCCGAACATGGTGAAGATACAAAACTATATGATAAGTTTGATCTAGTTTTTTCTGGTCATTATCATCACAAATCATCACATGGCAATATTCACTATCTCGGTGCTTTTGCTGAATACACATGGTCTGATTATAATGATCCTAGAGGCTTTACTATATTTGACACAGACACAAGAGAGTTTGAATTTATACGAAATGAACACTCAATATATAAGATGATCTCTTATGATGATGTCAATACTCCTGATATTATACATAAAATTAATCAGACTGATTATTCTGAATACAGAAACACATATGTTAAAGTGTTGTCTGTAAAAAGAGAAAACACATATGCTTTTGATCAATTAATTGATAAGTTGTACAAAGCAGGGCCAATTGATATATCTGTTGTAGAAGATGCCACAACGTTTGTTGACACACAAGAGGATGATGTTGTTGATCAAGCACAGGACACAAACACTATTCTCTCTAACTATATTAAAGGCTTGACATTACCTGTGAATAATGATAGAATGGTTTCTTTTATGCGATCCATATACAATGATGCAATAGCCACGGAACATATTGAATGATCATATTTCAAAAAATAAAATGGCGTAACTTTCTCTCTACAGGAAACACATTCACAGAAATAAATCTAAATGATACTCCCAATGCATTGATTATTGGAGAGAATGGTGCTGGGAAATCTACAATTCTTGATGCGCTAACTTTCGTTTTGTTTGGTAAACCATTTCGTAAAATCAATAAACCAAATCTTGTAAATGCTGTAAACGAAAAGAACTGTGTTGTTGAAATTGAATTCTCAACAAGTAACAAGCAATATAAGATTATTCGTGGCATCAAACCAAATATATTTGAGATTTGGTGTGATAATGTATTCCTAAACAAAGACTCTGCTTCAAAAGACTACCAAGAATATCTTGAGAAGTTTATACTCAAGATGGGATATAAGTCATTTTGTCAGATTGTTATTCTAGGTTCTGCATCATTTGTTCCTTTTATGCAATTAACTCCTGCTGACAGAAGAATTATCATTGAAGATTTACTTGATATTCAAGTTTTTTCTGTGATGAGTAATATAGCCAAACAAAAGTCCATTAACAATAAAGAACAGATTGAATATAATAGAGTTGCGATATCAGGCAAAGAAGAAAAGAAGAAGTATATAGAAAAATCAATACAAACACTAAAACAAAACAACGAACATCGTAAACAAGAATTGAAGAAACGATATATTGAACAAAAAACAATTGCTGATTCTCTAATCAACGGCATACAAGCATTGACAGAACAAAAAACTATTTTGATGTCAGATGCTTCCAGTATTGATGTTGTTAGAAAAAGACATGCTAAGTTAACAAAGATGTTAACCAAAATTGAATCCAATAGATGTAAACATCAAACAGAACAGAATTTCTATGATGACAATAATAACTGTCCAACATGTCAACAAGAAATTTCTGTTGATTTCAAAACAGTAAAAGTATCACAAATCAAAAGTAAACTAAACGAGTTTGATGATGGTATCATTAAGATTGGTAAAGAGATTGATTTATGTCTCAATGAAATCACACGAATCAATGAAATACTTAATCAAGTGTCCATTATTGAAAAGGAAATATACACTAAGAATGCTCAACTTAAATCTACAATAGATACACAAGCAGTATTGATAAATGATGTTGACAAAATAGATAATTCTGATACACTACTAACAACATCAATGTCTGAATTGGAAACAGTAATACATGATTTACAAAAACTAGGACAAGAAAGACAAGAACTGCTTGATGAGAAAATGTATATTGATACTGCTTGTAATCTTCTCAAAGATGGTGGTATCAAGACAAAAATCATCAAACAGTATCTGCCAATTATCAATAAGATGATTAACAAATATCTGACACAGATGGGTTTCTTTGCATCATTTCATATTAATGAAAGTTTTGAAGAAACAATCAAAGCCAGACATCTTGAAGAGTTTAGTTATCAGAATTTCTCAGAAGGTGAAAAGACACGTATTGATCTCGCCATATTGTTTACATGGAGATATATTGCCAAGATGAGAAATTCTGTAAACTGCAATTTGTTAATCTTTGATGAAATCTTTGATGGTTCATTAGATGCTAATGGTACAGATGAGTTTCTGAAGATTATGTGGAATCTTGTCTCTGATACAAACACGTTTGTTATATCACATAAGCAGGATCAATTGGTTGACAAATTCAAGAAAGTGTATAGATTTGAGAAAAGAAAAAACTATAGTTGTATAGTCTTCTAGCTATGCATTTCTTACAATGCTTTCATGCAAAAATAGATATAGACATTTTCATCTGAACGATATATGATGTGCTTAAATTGATCAACGGAGCATGTCTATGCAGACTGGTAATCAGACAATTAACTTTGAAATCAAGTCTCAGTTGGCTAAATTGCTAGCCACTGAGAATATCTCTATGCGTCATAATCCAAACTCTAAGACTGCATATTTTGATGTTAAGAAGCGGGAACTTATTCTTCCTGTTTGGCAAAATATTTCAGAAGACCTTTATGATATGTTGGTAGTGCATGAAGTTGGTCATGCACTAGATTCTCCTATGGACAAATGGATGGATGCTATTGAAACTATTTCAAAGCAACATCATGATAATCCTACAGACCGTAATAAGATGGCCGTAAAGGGTTTTCTCAATGTAATTGAAGATGCACGTATTGATAAGCGACAAAAGCGTCGCTATCCTGGTAGCCGTCGCAATTATGTTGTAGGCTATAAAGAACTTCATGAACGTGATTTCTTTGGTATTTCTAAACGTGATGTTAACACATTGACGTTTATTGATCGCATCAATATCTTTTTCAAGAACGGTGCTATATTCAATATTCAATTCACGGCACAAGAACATGAATTCATTAAACGTATTGAAAATGCAGAAACGTTTGAAGATGTTGTTGCAATCACAAGCGACATCTATAAGCATTCTATTGATACTAAGGACTTCAAAAAGAAGCCACAAGAGCCTGTTGAAAATACTATTGAAGAAAGTGTAACAGTTATCACTGAATCTGATGACAATGATTCTACTGATGATATTTTTGAAGATGCCGACGATGATATTGATGACACTGGTGCACCTAATGATGATGTGTCGGATGATGAATTGAATGAAGAAATTGAAGCTTCAGATGAATCAGGTAATGTAGGTGGTTCTGCTGATGAACAAGAAACATCAGAATTGGATATTCCAGAAACAGAAAAAGCAGCAGAAGATTCAATTAAAAATATCGTCATGGATGACGAGTATCAATATGTCTATCTCAATACACCTGAATTGAATAGCAACAATGCTATTGATGATTATGCTGTTGTGTATCCTCAGATGCTATCAGCATATAACAATATGATTAACATGGGTTATCTCACTGCCACAGCAAACAAAGAATTGATTGAATTCAAGCGTTCTGAGCAAGAAACAATCTCTTTTATGATCAAAGAGTTTGAGATGCGAAAAGCAGCAGATACGTATGCACGTGTATCTGTGTCCAAAACAGGTGTAATTGATACTAATAAGATTTATTCTTATAAGTATAACGATGATATTTTCAAGCGGCTTTCTGTAGTGCCGTCTGGTAAGAATCATGGCTTTGTCATGTTTCTTGATTGGTCTGGATCTATGATTTCTGATCTTAAGAGCACAATGAAACAACTTTTTAGCTTGACCATGTTCTGTAAACGTGTACAGATTCCATTTGAAGTATATGCTTTTCGTAACACCATTTATAATGAACGAATTGTTTCTAAATCTGTATTTGTTAACAGAAGCAAAGCAAATATCTATTTTGACGAGTTTCGTGTACGAAATATTTTGTCTTCAAGAATGAATACACAAACTCTGAATAAGATGTATGAGATGCTTTGGTTCTGTGCATCCAATCGTGGCAAAATGGATAGTGATCCATTGGATTCAACACCACTCAATAATACGATTCTTGTTGCGCATGATATCATTAACAAGTTTCGGAAAGATAATAACTTGCAGATCGTTAATACAATCTTTTTGACTGATGGTGGTTCTGATTCTATCCATCTTAATCATAACACTTTTTCATATTCATATTCAACAAAATCAAAGGGCAGTCGTTATTTTGTTCGTGATCATATTACGAAAAAGAACTTTTTTGTTGGTGACAATATGTATGGTCATCATGTAACAGAAACTTTCTTGCGTATGTTGAAAGATCGTACTGGATGCAATCTTATTGGTTTCTTTATCACTAACAAGTTTAACGGTGTTGCTACCATGTTGAAAATTGATTATGATACCAAAGCATCATTTGCGAAAAAGTTTCGTGATGATAATTATGTTGGTATCGTTTCTTCTGGTTACGATGAATATTATATTGTCAATATTAAAAAAGCATCCGAAGAGATTAGTTTGAATGTGAATTCTGATATGACTAAAAAAGCAGTTCTAAAAGAGTTTATGAAGTATTCTGAAAAGAAAACAACTAATCGTGTTATGCTAAGCAAATTCATACAACGAATTGCCGCTTAGCATAAAATTACACAACATGAGTGAAAATAGCAAAAATATTTCACTCATGTTGCTTGACATCATCCTTCACCTGTTGTACTATACACCATCATCAATCAAGGAATCATACCAATGCCTAAGATCATTGATCGCAGCATCTTCGTCAATGCAGCACGTGCACGTTTTGGTGCCGATACTGATGTTCTGTCTCGTGAACAAGTTCTGACTGTTTGTGACGAGAATGATATTAACTATCCAACATGGCTTACCAACGATCCTGCTAATCGTGCTGGGCGTGGTATGTATCGTCTTCCTGCTTCCACTGTTAAGACAACTAAGACAAAGCCTGTTGTTGTCCTTCCTAATGCTGAGAATACAGCAAGTGCTGCCGAGATGGCTGTTGCTGCAATTCCATTAAATGCGCATCAAGATATCAGTCTTGTTCCTGCTAAAGCTCCTGGTTATGTTCCTTTTGGTCATTTCAATGATGTTCGTGCAGTGATTAGGTCTGGCCGATTTTATCCTATGTACATTACCGGTCTGTCTGGTAATGGTAAGACTATGATGGTTGAACAAGTTTGTGCTGTTGAAAAGCGTGAGTGTGTTCGTGTCAATATTACAATTGAAACTGACGAAGATGATCTGCTTGGTGGTTTTCGTTTAATTGATGGCCGAACTGTTTGGCAAAATGGTCCTGTTATCAATGCAATGGAACGTGGTGCAATTTTGCTTCTAGATGAAGTCGATCTTGGTTCTAACAAGATGATGTGTCTTCAGCCTATTCTTGAAGGTAAATCTGTTTATCTGAAAAAGATCAATAAACTGATTACGCCTGTTGATGGCTTCAATATCATTGCCACTGCTAATACTAAGGGCAAGGGTTCTGATGATGGTCGCTTTATTGGTACCAACGTCATGAACGAAGCGTTTCTAGAACGCTTTTCTGTTACTATTGAACAAGAATATCCTGCATTGAAGGTTGAAACTAAGATTCTTTCTAACATCATTGATGATACTGCTTTTGTTGACAAGTTGGTATCATGGGCTGATGTTATTAGAAAGTCTTTTGACGAAGGTGCAGTGTCTGAAATCATCTCAACACGGCGTCTTGTGCATATTTGTGAAGCATATCTGATCTTTAATCGTGATCGTGAAAAGGCAATTACTCTTTGTCTCAATCGTTTTGATGCTGACACTAAGACAAGTTTCATGGATCTTTATAAGAAGTTAGATGACACTATCAATCCAGTTGCTGCTGATGTTCTGAATGTGACAACAACACCACCAGAAGCACTGTTCTAAAAAAAGATATTGACAGGTTCAATCGTTCCTGTCATACTGGATATCTCATGGATGAAAGTTGCCAGTCCATGAGATATTATATGAAGGCAACGTAACAAAGGAGTAGCTATTATGGCTCAACTAGATCGTATCACTACAGTTCTATCACGTAACACAAAGGGCTCAGGAATCTCTGCTTCCAAGCTCGCCAAGCTTGCTAAGATTTCTCCTTCAAACATTTATAAGAGGGTTAGTGAGCTACGTGCTGAAGGTGTAGTGATTCACAAGAACTATCGTCTTGTGAATGGTAAGAAGCTAGTTCATTATCGTATGCCAGCAAAGGCATAAGATTCTCCGAGAAGAACTTAAAAGAGTGGCCCATTGCCACTCTTTTTTGTGTTATATATACTCTTGTCATTATTATTACGGGAGTGTTGTTATTATGCAATTATCTATTAAAACAGAAGACCTTAGAAAGTGTAAGTTATTTGTTGCCACACCAATGTACGGTGGACAATGTGTAGGTCTTTACATGAAAGCATGTCTAGATTTACAAGCCATGTGTATGAAATATGGAATGGAAGTTAGATTCTCATTTCTATTCAATGAAAGTCTAATTACAAGAGCAAGAAACTATCTGGTTGATGAATTTCTAAGATCAGGTTTTACACATCTTTTGTTTATTGATTCCGACATCTTATATAATCCAGAAGATGTATTAGCACTGATTGCTCTTGATAAAGATGTTATTGGTGGTCCATATCCAAAGAAATCTATCAACTGGAGAGCAGTTTGGAATGGTTCTAAAAGACTGTTGAATGATAAGAGCTTTGATGAATCCAAATTTAATCCTGGTGAACTTGAAGGATTGACAGGCGAGTATGTGTTCAATCCTGTTCCTGGCACAAAGTCATTTAACGTACAAGAGCCACTTGAAGTTATGGAAATCGGCACTGGCTTTATGATGGTCAAGAGAGCTGTATTTGAAAAATTCAAAGAAGAATATCCACATTTGAATTATAAACCTGATCATTTAGGTCAAGCAAACTTTGATGGGTCAAGATACATTCATGCGTATTTTGATACTGTGATTGATCCTGACACACATAGATATCTCTCTGAGGACTATATGTTTTGTCAATACTGGAGAGCAATTGGTGGAAAAATCTGGTTGTGTCCATGGATGAAAACGACACATGTCGGAACATATGGTTTTCAAGGAGACATGCCTAAGATCGCCGCAATAACAGGAGCGTTATGATGGCAGTAATTGGTTTAGTTGGTTTTGCTGGTTCTGGTAAAGGAACTGTTGCAGATTATCTAGTCACCAAACATAACTACACAAAGATGGCATTTGCTGATCCTCTAAAGGATGCAGTATCTGTCATCTTTGGATGGCCACGACTTATGCTAGAAGGTGACAATGAACCTTCTAGACTTTTTCGTGAGAGAGCAGATCCTTTCTGGACAGAAAAATTTGGTGACACATTTACACCAAGAATTGCTTTACAGAAACTAGGAACAGAATCTGGACGCAATGTCTTCCATCAAGACATCTGGGTTTATGCTTTAGAGAAACGCATCAAAGAACATCAGAATGTTGTTGTTGCTGATGTTCGCTTTCCTAATGAGATTGAAGCAATTATTAAATGGGGTGGTCATATTCTCAGAGTAAAGAGAGGACCAGAACCAGTTTGGTATGATACTGCATACAAAGAGAATAGATCACATCCAGACTTTCATTGGATCTTATATGATCGTTATGAGACTATGGATAGATTGTATAAGAATGTTCATGTCTCAGAGTGGGCATGGATTGGTAATGATCATGTGAAAGACATAATTCATAATAACACTTCTATATCTGATTTGGAAAATCAAGTAGAAAAATACTTGACTTCCATGTCAAACTCTGTTACTATCTAACATTCACAACTACATTATGGAGATGAATATGAAGTTTTCGGAAGCAACTTTGGCTATGCTAAAGAACTTTGCGACTATCAATGCTGGTGTTGTTCTAAATCCTGGTCATGTGCAACGAACATGGTCAATTGATATGTCTATTCTAGTTGAAGTAGAACTGGAAGAAAATATGCCAACACAGTTTGGTATTTATGATCTAAATCAATTTCTAGGTAATATCACAACATTATCTGATCCAGAGTTAGATTTTACATCAGAAAGAGTTGTAATGAAGGATTCTTCTATGAATATTCTTTATAGAAGCTGTGACGCCAATCTTATCAAATCACCACCGAACAAGTCATTGTCTATTGATAATCCTGATATTACGTTTGATCTTTCACAAGCAACATTGACAAAGATGTTACGGTTGGCATCAATGAATAATCTATCTACAATTTCTGTTATTGGTACAGATGGTAGAATGAAGATGCAAGCACATGATAAGAGTAATGATAAGAGTAATGAAGTGTTTTCCGATTTGTGTGAATGGACAGGAGAAGATTTCTCTTGTATGTTCAAGGTAGATAATCTAAAGATCATTCCTGATGATTATGTTGTTGAAATAAAGAAAAATGCTTTCTCTAAGTTTGCTAGTAAGAACCGTAAACTAAAGTATTTCATTACACTCCAAACAAAGTGAGGATAAAATGTCAATTATTGGTCATAATCAAAAGCCACATGTGTCTGTAAATTCTCTTTCACAGATTGATAAGGATAAGCTCAAAGGTGCTATTCGTGAAATGAATGACTCTATGACACGTGTAGCAGCAGAGAGAGAATTACAAAAGGAAATCGTAACAAAGATTTGTGATGATCTAGGTCTTGATAAGAAACTTGTCAAGCGTATGGCAAAGGTTTACTTCAAAGCAAACTTTAACGATGAGATTGAAGAAAACAAGACGTTTGAGGATTTCTATACTATTGTAATGAATGTAAGCAACTCTTGATATTGGATTTATATTATGAATGAATTTTTGTGGTCACAAGCATATAGACCAAAGACTGTTGATGAATGCATTCTTCCTGAAAGGCTCAAAAAGGTCTTTCAGGAATTCGTTAATTCATCAGAGATTCCAAATCTTATGCTTACAGGTTCAGCAGGTGTTGGTAAGACGACAGTTGCTTTGGCTATGTGTGAAGAACTTCAAATATCACATCTGTTTATCAATTCTTCAGATGAAAGAGGTATTGATGTTCTAAGAACAAAAATCAAGAACTATGCTTCAACTTTCTCGTTTGAAGGAAAGAGAAAGGTCATCATTCTAGATGAGGCTGATTATATTACACCAGAAGCACAAGCAGCCCTGCGTGGTGCAATGGAAGAGTTTTCATCTAACTGCACATTTATTCTAACATGTAACTTCAAAGCACGCTTGATTGATGCTATTCATTCTCGCTGCTCTGTTATTGATTTTACATTGAGCAATGAAGAAAAGCCCAAGATGGCTGCAGCGTTTATGTCTCGTATTGCAGATATTCTGAATAAAGAGAATGTTGAGTATGATAAAACTGTGTTGGTAGAGATTGTCAAAAAGTTCTTTCCTGACTTTCGTAGAACATTAAATGAACTACAACGATATTCTAAGAATGGTGCACTAAATGCTGGTGTTCTAGCACAAGTTGTATCAATTAGAAATATTAATGAGCTTGTCAAACATCTAAAAGAAAAGAACTTTTCTGAGATGAGAAAATGGGTGGTCGCTAATTCTGATATTGATCCTGCAAGAGTGTATCGTAAGATATATGATTCCATGTATGAGTATATGAAGCCAGAGAGTATACCACAAGCAGTTGTTGTGCTAGCAAAGTATCAATATCAGAGTGCCTTTGTTGCTGATCAAGAGATAAATTTGGTCGCATGTTTGACCGAATTTATGGTTGATTTAGAATTTAAGTAGTCTATCATGAGTTTAATAGATTACTGTAATGATATTCTCCACAAAGATGTCGATAACTACAAACGAATAACAAAAGTTTGTGTTTGGTGCCATATGGAAAAGGATATAAAAGAATTTCCAAGACATAAAGCACACAAAGGTGGTTATGATTCTAGGTGTCGAAAATGCAAACAAGACAGCAACAAACTTGTTGAGAAACTTAAAAAAACTGCACCACCAAAACCAGAAGTTTGTCCGATTTGTCAAGAAGTTCCAAAAAAATGGGTACTGGATCATGACCATAAAACAAAAACCTTCAGGGGTTGGTTATGTGATCCATGCAATTTAGCTTTGGGTAAATTTAAGGAATCGATAAAAATTCTTGTGAGGG